TAGCATTTAGTAACGTAGATGCAGGACGCTTTGGTAATATAATTTTTGTACAAGATACAACTGGTGGAAGAAGCTTCACTTTGCCTTCTTCTTGTAAAACACCAGTAGGCGGTGCTTCAATTGTTCAGGCAACTAATGCAAACGAAATTAGTGTTCTATCTTACTATGTTTTGGATGGCTCTACCATCTTAGTAAACTATATCGGAGACTTTGCGTGAGTATAGGGTTTTTAGCTAAGAAAGAGTGGTCAACTGGTTTTACCACTACGTATAATACGACACGTAGTACCACTACTACGTATAATACGACACGTGCTACTACCACAACATACAGCACGTCAAGGTCTACCACTACGACATATAGCACATCTCACACTACTACTACAACTTTCAATACTTCACACAGCACTACTACTACCTTTAACACTTCGCATACTACCACTACAACCTTTAATACTTCACACAGTACTACTACTACGTTTAACACTTCAAAAAGTACTACTACAACATATAGTACATCTCATAGCACTACTACAACCTTTAGCACATCCAACACAACATCCGCTACCACCAGTGTGACTACTAACGTTTCTATAACTACGTATTCTGGCAGTGCTCCTACTTATTATTGGGCTGATTATAACGGAAACTACTTTTCAGGGGGTGCAACATGGAATGGTACGTGGTATAATGGATTTTATGGTTGGAACTCATTTTCTTCAGGAGGGTATACATATAGTAAAGGGTATTTCCACCATAACTACTATCAGTATGGTGTAGGTAACTATATGCGTTATTGGGCTATAACAAGAACAGGTCCAGAAACAACAAACGCGACTACTTCGTTTACCACTACCTTTAACACAACTCAAGCAACCACTACAACATATAATACATCTCACAGTACTACCACAACCTTCAGTACATCAAAAGCCACTACTACTACATACAGCACATCTAAAGATACCACTACTACATACAGCACATCAAAATCAACTACTACTACATATAGCACATCTAGAGATACTACTACGACTTATAATACGTCACACAGTACCACTACAACTTTCAATACTTCACATAGTACCACTACTACGTTTAGTACGTCACATAATACTACTACAACTTTTAGTACTTCAAGGGCTACTAATAGAACCACCAGTTTTTATAGCTGATAATAACAATAATAAAGGGCTATTCCAATGATGGGATCAGACATTAAAAGCCATCTACTTGGTGAAATAGAAACACCTATAGAAGCTAAATCAAATATACCAATAGCTTGGTCAGAAAAGTATCATGAATTAGTTGAAGCAGAAGAGTATTTAAAAGAGCAACTAGAAAAGAGAGACATAGAAAGTGCGTTTGATGTAACTGCTGTGGAGCCTTTATATTTTAAAACTCTAAATTATACTACCTACGCAGGTTTTCTAATTATTCATCCTCTTAACTTTGAGCAAGCCTTGAGACAAATGCAAGATGCCTATGCTGATAATCTAGAAGGTAAACATATAGAATATATAAAACAAAACTTAGAGCAATCAGGCAGAGGTAATAAATATAGATTTCCGCAATATAAACATTGTATGGCAAAAGATGCTCTTGTAGTTCTTCCAGGTGGTAATAAACTAAAAAAACATATGTGTATAGGTAAAATAGAGCGTATTTTAAAAAAGCATGGAAAAAAGAATGTTCTATTTAAAAAGCACCCTATCTCTATAGATGATGCTTATAAAGAATTAGATGAGTATCTTGGCGGTGTTAAATGGGCTAACGCTTTTTCTGATCTACAGACTCTTATGACACGCTCTAAATACGTTTATAGTAGTATGATTTCTGAAACAGCTCTTATTGCTAATATCTTAGGTAAAAAAGTAGATCACTTTGACTTGTTTCAAAATAGAAATACTACCTCATTTGGTCATATAAATTATTACTTATTTAGTCATCCAGACCCTGTAGGCTGGGCATCTCAAGCATTTGCATCCCCTAAGTCGGGTGTAATCCATCCTAATGTAGATAAAAACTGGAAAGGTAAGATTGACAGTTACCTAGATTATATACTACAATTACGTGAGTTTTACAAATATGCTTACGTTTAATTGAGGTAACTAATTTATGAAAACTATATCTTTTGAGGCGCACCCTGAAATATTTAATGCTATACCTCATCCAAAACCTGCAGGGCAGTATATACCTGATTGGTATAAAAAGATGTCAAAAATGCGTCCGAGCACTTCACATGCAAGTACTCCTTTTGGTGAGACAACATTAAAAGTAAACATGCCAACCGTAAAAGGCTGTATGCCTGTTCGAGACTATCTTACAAGCGGTTACATTATTCCAGCGTGGCATGATATTGAAATAGGTGTAAGTGATGAGGGTCATTATTATGATATGACCCATTCTGCTCGTATAGAAAAACCTGGACCTATAGGTATTTATTATCATGAGATAGATCAAGTTAAAGGTACTCCTTTAGAGCAATTCGCGGATGGTCATAAATTAATGAAGCTCATCGGGCCTTGGAATATAAAAACACCACCCGGTTATTCTACGTTTTTCTTTAGTCCTTTTTATCATACATCTGATGTCACAATCTTACCAGCTATAGTTGATACAGATACATATGAGGACATAACACAGTTTCCTTGTATCATACCTCCTACTGGCTGTTACGTAGAACAAGGTACACCTATCATACAAGCAGTACCTATAAAAAGAGAGTCTTGGAACCATACAATTGAAGCATCCTTTGTTAGAACAAGGCTAGGTCAGTTAAAGAATCAGTTAGCTCGATCTTTCTATAGAAGAAATAATTGGACTAGCAAGAGGTATAAGTAAGTGAATATACCTTTTATAAATAGAAAACGTTACATTGTTTTAAAATGCTACACACCTTATAAACATTATCTTGACGCAGCACCTATTATAGGTGGGTATGAAAAAGGTATTACGCCTATAAGATATAAAAATAGAGATAGCTTTATACTTCCCAAACAGGACTTTAGCGGCTGCTGGTCTAGAGTTGTTACAAGAAAAAAGTCAGCTACTGTACCTTTACACACAGCTATGCGTATAGAATCAGATGGATCAAATATACAGCATAGTTTTGCTTCTGAATGTAAGTGGACTAGAGTAGATTACGTTCATGACTCAGACCCTGTTTACCCAAAAGTAAATGATGTATGTGTTACAAAAATTGTCTTACCGTGGTTCTTACAATCAAATTCAGATGTACCTTTTGTTATAGCTAATCATCTACTTAATAGTACATATATGAACATTATATCTGGCATTCAAAGATATGATATTTCGCACGGTGTACGTATATTCAATATAATACCCGCCATAAAGCTACAATATGAAGTCCCTGCTTTAACATCTATATTATCGTTATATCCTCTGAGTGAAAAACCTTTTCATATAGAGTCATACGCAGACGAGAAGAAATGTGAAGAGCTTTCAGCTAAGGATGCTCACAGATTACATTATGATCACAGCTACCTTAAAACTCAAAAGTAGACAGAGGTTTTAAATGCTAGGTTTTAGCGCTCTATCAGAAACGCCACTAGGTCAAGCTGTTACTAGCCTCGCTGCTTTAGGTTATTTACCTACTACAGCAGTTACTGCTAGTGCAGGTTCTGTATCTGTAAAAACAGAGGCTAACATTACGCAGCCTAGTGTGAGCGCTATAACCTATAGCGGTACTTTACAGGACATAGATGCTAAAGCAACTATTACTTTAAGCAGTGTAAATATTTCTGGTACTGTTGCGACTCCTACGACTATAGCTGAAGCAAACATCACTGCGCCAGCAGCTACAGCAGCACTTTCTGTAGGTAGTATTGATCAAGACGCTAAAGCAAAAACTACACTAACAGCAATTACTGCTGCGCTAAATGTTAATGGTCACCAAATATTTGATGCTCAAGCAACCTTAGATTTAGGTTCTGTTACAGTATCTACAAGCTCAACAGATGTCACAGCATCAGGTATAGCAAGTATTGCGCTTTCTGCAGCAACAGCATCTCTATCAGCAAATGACGTAGATCAAGATGCTAAAGCTAATATTACAATTAATGCAGTAGAAGCATCTGCAGACTTAACTGTAAATGATTTTGCAGATGAAGATGCACAAGCTTCAAAGACTCTGCCAAGTGTCTCAGCAACTTTAACTGTTAATGACTTTGCAGACGTAGCAGCTTCTTCTAATGTCACACTTTCAGGTTTGGCTCTTACAGGTAATGTTAATCTTAGCAGCCCTACAGCAGTTGTATTTGATTATAGCACTGTTGCTGATGAATATGGCAGAGATAGAGTTATTTATGTATTAGAGCCTAATAGTAACAATACCGTATATATCTTACCGTGAGGAAGAACCATGTCATTAAAATGGCCTAATAAAGACCCTGATGAAATTCAAGATTACAGTGTGGACTGGTCCCGCCTCTTAGGAGATGATACACTCTCTGCTGCTGATTGGTATATCAAAGATGAGGATGGCACTAAAGTAGGCCCAGTTAGCAACTCAGGTACTGTTAATGGATTACAATTTGTACAAGGTACGCTATCAGGAAAAGTAGCAACTGCTAGGTTTGGATTGGGTACAAAAAATATACGCTACAGTATAACATGCAGTATTACAACAGGCGCTGGTTTAAAATACGAACGCACTATTTTCTTGCGTATTAGAGAGAAATAATAATGGCTTACAACTATATTTCACTTGTAAATGATGTTAACCGTAGATTGAATGAGGTAGAACTAACGTCTGCTAACTTTTCTACTGCTACAGGTTTCTATAGCTTCGCTAAGGACGCTGTTAATAGTTCAATTAGACATATTCAACAAGAAGAGTATGAATGGCCTTGGAACCATGTAGAGGAGTCTGATGTTCTAGCTGCAGGTGTGGCTCGATATAGTTTTCCAAGTTCAGCTAAAACTATCAATATGAACACCTTTCGTATTAAAAGGGATGCTAGTTTAAATGTAGGTACACACAAACTAAAAGTTTTAACTTACGAGGAGTACCTTGACAAATATGCCGATTCTGAATATAACTCTAGTACGGACATACGATCTGTACCTACACATATTGTGCGTACACCTAGCCGTGAGTTCATATTATATCCTACACCTGATCAAGATTATGAGCTAATATACGAGTATTATCGTGTTGGGTTTGATTTAGAATCATATAGTGATGTACCTGTTTTACCAGAGCAATACCGTTACCTTATTATAGACGGTGCAATGTATTATGTTTATCAGTTTCGTGGTGACATGCAAGCAGCACAGCTATCCTTAAATAAATTCACACAAGGCATTAAGCATCTTCGTAGCATCCATATTAACCGCACAGACTATCTGCGTGATACACGAGTTTACTACTAATGGCTACACAGTGGCAGACATTTCCTATTGAGTTTCGTGGTGGGTTAATCTCCAACTTATCCGCTTTGCAGCATGGTACTAATGCTGTTGGTTCTGCTACTATTCTGCAGAACTTTGAGCCAAACAAAGAAGGTGGATACTCTAAGGTAAAAGGCTACGAAAAGTTTAGTGATACAGAGGTTACAGGCTCTGGCCCTGTTCTCGCATTAAAAGTTATATCTTCTGGTCGTATGATAGTAGCACGTAAGAATGCTA